TCTCGCTCCATTGTCTTACCATATTTCTCAATACCAAGCGCAGAACGTCTCTTATAGGACTGTATTACGGTCTCGACAACCTTGTCTTGTAGTCCTTCGGTATTGACATCTATTTGGTCAATTAATTCGTCCCGTACTTCTTGTAACTTATGCAACACAAAAACATTGTGAGGTAGGGATATCTCAAAGTGTTCAATTAATGTTTGTAGTTTTTTGATTGTAGTCATATTGTTTTGGTTTTATTGGGGGATTTTACTCCCCCGTTTGTTTTATTAAGATAAGGATTTTATCATTCTTTTGTTACTTGCTATGTAATTATCTAATCTTTCAGAATCCCAATTTACCACGTCCAAAATCTTTATATTGTCATATATTAAAACGTTTTCTTCTTTGGTAAGGTTTTTGGTGTAAAAGTTTGAATTGTACTTTTTTAATACAGTTGTCAATACCTCTGCTTTTTTTGTCATTTTGCTTAGTTCGTTTACTACTTGTGAATTTGTCATAATATTTAGTTTTAGTGATTAATTATGTAGCAAATATACACTTTTTTATCAATGTGCAAAACTTTTTTTAGAAAAACTTTAAAAAAAATAAAAGGGAAGTTTTACCTTCCCCTTAATTTATAGCGACATTAGCTCGTTTATCGCAGTGTGTCCGCCTATTACAACACCGCATCCAATAGCAGGTTTCTTGCCTCGTTTTGCATAAGCAAAAGCGTATTTGTCAAAGTCAATACCACAACCTACTTGTGTTCCGAATACTCTAAAGTTAGCACCGACAAACCATTGGGTATAGCATTGAGTATGGAGATGCCCTTGAACTGTGTTCATCATATCTGCTCTACATTTAGCGTGAGCAGTACCGCCTTCTCCGTGAATGTATTGAGTATTGTCAATCACAACTCTATCAACAAACTTCCAATTAGGTACGTTTAGAACCTCGTTAAAAGATTTTATCCAAGCCTTTGGTACTCCACTACTAAATGCTTTCCTTGAGATGATTCTGTCGTGGTTTCCTACTGTTACGTAAGCATTCGGAAATGCCTTGTACCATCGCTCTAATCTAAATATTGCAATATCTAACTCAGCTCCTCCACCAAGACCATCAGGGTCAGATTCGTGGAATGAACTGTAATGCGAATCAATAACATCTCCAATAAAAACAACCTTGTTACAGTTGTACTTTGCGTAAACCTCCTGGCAATGGGCAAGGTATTCGTCAAGGCAAAATGGTTCGTGTAAATCTCCAATGACTAATACTCTGTTTTCGTCTTTGGTAATGTTGTTAAATGCTTTGAGTTTGTTTCCTCGTAATCTTGGTCTGAAACTTTTCATATTATTCGTATTCGTTAAACAATCTTTTTAATCTCTGAACCAAAGACCTAACACAACTGCTACAACTTGATGGCTTTTTCCTTTCGTTAAAAACTCTGTTGCTTATTTTTAAGAGTGTAAGTTGGTCAGACTTTGAAACCTGTGTTTGATTCCTTTTGAAGAACTCCGACAAAGTTATGTGTTCTGTCTCTGTCAAGCAGTTAGGTCTGTTGTAAGGGAATAACTTATTTAAAACCTCTTTACGTTTATCACACCCACAGTCTTCCCCTGCTATAAACTTGACCGCCTTCTCTATCCCTGTGGCTTTGGTTATCTTAGCAATAGTGTCTCCAAGTCCTTTGGATTCCTTTTCTTGATTAGCCTTCCAATCTTTGTAGGCTTTTGTTCTTTTGTCTTTTGGTTCTTCCATCTTATAAATAGTTTAAGTCCTTTGTACTGTCTTTACTTAATTTGTCTTGTAAGATTTTGATTTCTTTTTGCATCATTAAATTCGTGATGTAAAGTTGTGATACTACGTTTTCAAGTGATGCCAAACGTTCTTGAGTTGTTTTCTTTTTTGCTTTCATATCTATTATATTCGTTCGTAATCTTCATTGTTTAAATCTTCCCAATCTTCTTGTAAGGAATCTCTTAGCTTTTGCTTGCATCCTTTTACCGTGTTGAAAAGGTTCGTGTAGCTTATGTCTGTAAATCTTGACATTGTTCTAAAACTCATATCAGTAGACTTGTAAATGTTAAACACGTCTCTATCGTATTCTTCCCAATTCAAAGATTCAAGGTCAATCTTATCCAAGAAACGTTGCTCTGCTTCCTGCTTGTCTCCCATTCCTTGCTCGTCATACACAAGCGAATCGTCTGCTAACCCTCCAAATGTTACAGGGTTTTCGTACTTATCTTTTTCTAAGTTCTTTAGTAACCATTCAATAGGTGATTTTCTATGCTTATTCCTTTGATTAAGGTAAGCGTATAGAATGCTTCTAAGCGTAAAAAATACATATCCCTTTTGTAGTTTACCGTCTTTAAATAAAAACGTGTGAGAGCCTCTCTTTTGAACCGATCTATGTAGTTTCAAGTACATTTCTTGCACTATGTCTTCAGAATACATGTCACCACCGATTCCTTGTACCGTCTTGACCCATTGAGAATGCGAATCTGCAATCTCTTTGAGCCATAAATTATTTGATTGTGTCATAGTGTAATATACTAAAAAAGGCTTTTATAAAAAATTATTTATTTTTTTCAAAAGTACCGTTAACCATCTTGCCGGTTCTGTCTTTTATTTCGTCGTAAGCACTAGTCACGCAATCTTCTATTTTCATTTGCTCTAAGTGAGCTAAGTTAGTAAGAACTACAACAATGTCTCCAATAGCGTCTTGTATTTCAGCTCTATCTTTCTTTAGAATACCCTGTGCAAGTTCTCCAACTTCTTCCATTAGTTTAACGTATTGAGTTTTAGAGTCGCCTTTGTTGTATATGCCTCTTACTTGAGCCCAGTCTCTTATCAAGTCAAACATGTTTACTTCTCCTTCACACTTGTCTTCATCTTCTTCTGCAAATGATAAAGTCATAAAAGCGTTGTATAACGCCTTGTTATAAATAAAGTAGCTTCCTTCCAGCATAAAAGACTTATGTACATTAGAGCAAGCCCACTCGCATAGTTGGTCGTTATCCATAGTAACAACGCCTAAAGACGGTAGTTCTATTTTTAAACCTTTAAAAAACTCTTTTTTAACTTCGCTAGGTTTTAGTCTAAAAGTAACTGTTTGATTTGAGATGTGTTGTATCATTTTTTTTTGTTTTAATGTTAAATAATTATCTTTATCTATTTTATACTTGTATTCTGTTTGATATTGTACCTCTAAGTCTGAGGCTTCCTGTAAGTTATTAGTGTATTTTAATACCACATACTCTTCCTTGGAAAAACCTTGAGTCAACTCTACTCTTTTAACTAAGTTGGTAGTGCAGCCTATTTTTCTTATGCTAGGTATGTGGTAAATATAATACATTATGCTTTATCTAAAAAATTATTGTACACATGCATATTGTGAGCGTGATGGTAATATTCTCCTACCTCGTAACCAGTCTTGTCTGAAACAAGTTTTTGTAGCATAGAAAAGCAATATTGGTCATTGCAAAACCCAAACCATATATCGTTTGACCTCATGTAAACAGACATGTTTAGCTTATTGTTTACGATAGTAAATTGAATAGCATAAGTGCAAGGAGTATCGTGACCGTATCTATGTATCTCTTTTCCATCATATATAGATATAGCTGCCTTTCTTGTTTGTGGGTTTTTAACCAACTGCTCAACAACTTTATCTAATTGATTTCTACGTTCCCATTGGTAACCGTAGTTTGAGTTAACAACTCCATCTCCGTCAGCCATACGTTCCCATATAGCAGGTGTTTTACCGTAAATATCACCAAGCTTACTTACGTGAGGGTCACCTGACAAATACCAATCCCACTCAGCTTTAGCATAAGTCTCTGACCAGTTTCTCCATTTCGTGTCTATTTTATTGTCTAAAGGATTTAAAATAGTAAAACCTACATTGAACAAAGCTTTAGTATTATCAAACTCTAAACCGTTTTTACAAAGTTTATCGTAGATGTCTTCAAAGGCTTCTCGTGCGTTTTTGTATTTATTCATGTTGCAAATATATAAAAAATAATTTAAATAAAATCTTTTAAGTCGTTCCAGTCTCTATAAGAGTCTACAGAACTTTTGTCTATGCTAGGTTTTTTTGAATTACCAGCTACAGAAAAAAACCAATCGTCTTTCTTGCCATACCTATTCAAGTAGTCCCAACCTTTAGAATCGTAAGAATCCTCGCAGTTAAAATCATCAGGTATTAAATCAGACTTCGTGTTAAAAGGTTTGTGGTAAGAATAAAAATCTGCCTTACCTAACTCTCCTTGCTGTATGTTTCTAGCAACTGCAACAGCTTTAAAGTTAGTATCTGGAAGTGCTATCTGCATAGTTCTAGTTAGAACACCGGTAGAAACTACTGACCACATAGTGCCTGGTTTTTCTCTATGTTCAAAATAGTCGTAGAAAGACCTGACTCCCCCAGCTATCACTAAAGGATGGTTTAAACCTAACGGTACATAATAAGCTCCTGTTTTTTTAGAATAAGACTTAGCTAAAGAATTAGCGTTAGGCATAGCTGCTATTCTAGCAAACAAAGGCTTGGCCCCTAGTTCTATACAAAGTGCTTGATGGTCACTTACTTCTTTAGAGGCAGGCATTACTAAAGTTAAATTTAGACCGTACTTACTACATAGAAACGCTAAGCTTATACCAGCATAACCCCTTCTAGGTTGTACGTATACTATTTCTGTTACGCCTTGGCTAACTAGTTGTTGTATAAAAAACTCACCAGACCTAGCTTTATAACCAACCTCACACGAAAGCGATTCATCTATGACATTAAAGCCGTTTACTTTCTTTAAGTTAAAATCACCAAATGAAGAATTAAAGTCTTTAGTTTGTTCTAAGTAACTTTCTAAAGTGTTAAAACAACTTAAATCATTATTTTGTTTTCCTTTTTGTTTATTTAAGAACATTGTTTTTGTATTTTATATTGTTATTTAATTCAACGTGATGAGTAGATTGAAAGTTCTCTATATACCTTATAAAATCACAAGCTACATCCTCCATGTCATAAGGCTTAGAATTACCGCCAGTTTTTTGACATAGCATTTTTAAAGCGTCATCGTGCTTCATGTTCGGTAGTATTAACTTTAGACATTTTTTTGCGTTAGAACCTACATAAACATTAGAATCTTGGTCTACTAGCTTAGGAAAATACTCAGCCATATCCATAGCGAAAGCCGTTAGTACAAAGTTTTGTCTTTTAAAACCTTTGCTTCTTAAGTATTCGTTACCATAATCTACGACTTGCTTTATACCTTTAATCTCTCCGGTAAATAAGTATTTTATTAAATAACTAATCAACTGGTCAACATCGTTTTGTATAAAGTTATACAACCCACCTTTTATCATTGGCAACAAATAACCTTTAACATCGCAAAACTTACTTTCTGGCATACTGCGTTTCCATTCTTCTTTAGTAAACTTATTATTTTGCAAGTCACCAACAATCCAAAAATTACCAAAACCATGAGTTCCAAAAGGTTCTTGCTGGTCAACTTTCTTTGGCTTGTAATTAATACCTGAGCCGCAAAGTCTAAACATGTAGCACAGGTAGATAAAATCTTCTTTGCTTATGTTACTATAACAATGTTTAAAATATTTTCCATTGCCTTTTACGTCATATTCACCTTTAACTATAGCTTCTAGCAAACTACTAAAAGCAGCGTATCTCCTATTCACTACATCATAAATAGGTACATTCCAAACCAAATCATCATTAACATCTTTAGCTGTCCAGTGTTTACCTTCAAACTTAAGCTCTTGCATCATTTTAGCTTTACCGTAATAATCTATAAATTGTTTCAACATAATTAAATAGTTATAAATTTATCAGCATGCATGTAAGAAGACGGTCTAATGTGAACAGATTGTCTAGATTCCATATCGTCAAAAGACAATCCATTGTAATCTAAATTATACCATTTAGCTACTTTTAATCCCAATGATTCCGCTGTCTTGTCTATTAAATAATTAAAATACTCAACATACTCCAATCTTTCTTGCTGAGACCCAAAGAAGTTTTCACCTAAGTACTTGCCAGTTCCAGGAATCTTACGGCTTTCGTCTTCTACGGGTATTAGATGGGTCAATGTTATATTGTAACCCTCTTCCTTAAGTTCTTTTAATTGTTTTACATATCTATCGAAGATCTTAACTATAGCATGAGCTCCTCCGAACCTTTTAAAATGAAACCTTACATCTATATTACCAAAATAAAATTGAATGTTATTTTGATATTTACTAGGTATTAGATTTTTTAAACCAATTTTTAAAGCGCCGTTAAGTGTCTTTCCGTCTAGTCTATTTATAGTTTTACCTGGCTCCCAAGCTGAAATACTGTGACTGTCACCTATTATAATAGATTCACCATAGTTGCTTATATCTATAACTTTACCTTCTGGAAAAGTCAAATCGCTTATGTCAGATAAATCTTTTCTTTTTTTACAAGGTATAGTATAGTCAGCAAAATCACCTAAGTAAAAAACATTGCCTTTGTAAGAGCTAAATTTCTTAAGCGCTTGTACTTGTCTATCTTGAGCGCCTCCAAAAAAATTAAAAACACCTGGCTTAAAATTAGCGCCTTCGTTTATTATCAACGCGTCGTATTGATCGAAATCATCTGCGTTTGAAACTATGTCTACTTCTTGGCCACATTTTTCACTCAATATAGACCTTGTCACGTAAGTCCAACCTGCATTATGAGAGTACAGCCTAGTACCTAGATTTGTCAATACTCCTAACATTCCAATTTTTTTCATCTTATTTGTTTTTTAAGTTTTCGTAATTATTCAATGAACCTATATAAGCCACAGCGTCTAATAAGTTATCAGTTTTATGTGAGTAACTTTCTCTAGATAATTTTAAAGCAACCATGCACATATACATGTCTTTTGCTGTTATGTCCTTGCCTGTTGCTCCGCTAGCTATCATAGCTGCTCTTTCCATGCCTTCTTCAAAAGGCCCATACATACGCTCTTTTTCTTCTGAGCGTAAATTAATAATTTTGTTTGCTTCTTCTAGTATATTCATGTGTTTAGTTTTAAATTACTTTGCTAATATATGTAAAAATGTTAAATAAAAAAAGTTTTTTTTAAAAACCTTCTAAAGGGTCGTATAAGTCTCCAACTATACTTGGTAATCCGTACTTGTCCACTTCAAAACTAAACTTGTCAAATGAATAGTTTCTGCTACGTTTACAAGATACCGTGACCATATTATTGTGCTTTGTATTCTTTTCTAATTGTATTTGGGTTTCTGTCTTCTTTTCTAAGAAACTCCCAAGGTGTCCCGTTGGCTTATCACTTCCAAAGTTGGAGTGTATTACCAAAACCATGTGACATTTATACTTTGCAGTCCATTCCATTACCTTCTGAACTACTTTGTTCGATTCTTCTATATTGTTTACATCGTTGCATAAATCTGCAATACCGTCTACAATAACTAAACCCACATCGTCCACCTTGTTTTCTAAATACCACTCTATAAATTCCAATCTATCTTTTGGGCTGAATTGTCTAAGTGCTAAGGTGTGATAGTTTTCCTGTGTTTCTCCAACCATTTCCAATGGTCTTCTGAATACTTTTGATGCGTGAAACTCTCCCTGTTCTGTATCAAAGTGAACCAATGCTTTGCCTTTTCTATATCCTTTCATTTCTCCGCTAAACCCCTCTACTTGTCCATTTAAATAAACCGCGGACATCAGACTAATAAAAAACGTCTTCATTGACTTAGGAGGTGCTTGTACAAAGCTAAAGTTGCCATACGTTCCAATAGGCACAGGGAACTCTTTTTCTCCTTCCCTTGTAGTGTATTTGTAAGAACCCATAGAGATTGCAACAGGTGGATATTTAACTTCAACAGACGGGTCAATAAAAGTCTCATCTACAACACGCTCGAAATACATTCTTTGCACTTCTTTTTCTTCGTTACTCATCGTTTTAGTTTTTTTAGTTTACAATCGTTTAAATAAAAAAGGGGGATTTTACTCCCCCTAATAAATTTAGAACGGTAGGTCATCCATTGGTTGCTCAATACGAGCAGTTTCTTTTTGGTCTTCTGTCTTGCGTTCAGCAGCTACAACAGTTCCCGTCGTCCAAAACACCTTTCCGTTTCCAAGATATTCCTTTTGTTTTTTTGCTTCTCTCTCCTCTTTGGTTTGAGAATCAAACGCAGAAACATTCTGTCCCCAATCGTTTGTGTCGTCGTTTACTGCGACTGTAAAGTTGTAGTAAATAGGTGTTTCCATTTTACCGTTTACCTCTTTCGGTTTTCCTTTTACAAATTTCTCTTTTGGAAGTTTGTCTACTCTGATACTCAAATCTAATAAAGTTGCCATAATGTTACTGTTTAATTGTTAATAATGATTTTACTTCTTTTGATAAATTATATTTTGATTCTACTTGTTGGATTGTAAAGTTGCCCGAATCAAGTGCAGTCTTTACTTTATTGAATGCAGGCGTTCCTGCGTGTAGGCTTTGTTTAGCCGTCTTTCCGTGCGTGTTTGTCGAGTCCGCGTCTTTGGTATCATCAATTAGAAATAAACCGTTTAGAGCGTACTTACGCGCGTAAGAGGAGGAACTCCCGTAGCTTTGTGCAATGTCCATTCCTTTGCGGTTGATGTCAATTCCTGCCTGTGCCGTTACTGTAAACTTGTTTTCTCCGTCTGTAATTAATGCAGTAGCCTCTACAAAGATTCCCAAAGGGTTTTCTTTTACTTCGTCTGAAATAGTCAAGAGCAAACCGTACTTGTTTAGCAATGGCTTTACTGCTTCGAGAATATCCTCACAGTTTCGATAGTTGTACTTCCCAAAATTGTTTCTTTGGCTTTTAGGTGCTTTCAGTTCGCTTTGAACCTTTACTAATTTGTCAATCATAATTTATTGTTTTAAGTTATTGTTTTGCAAATATATATAAAAATGTATGTAGTTTTAAAATATCTGGTTATTATTTTTTCTTGACAACATTTTTGCCTGTGTGCTGCTCTCTTTTAGCATAATCTCCAAAACCTCATTTCTGTGTTTTAAAGATTCGTTTTCGTTTTGTAATGCTCTAATCATTTCGTCTTTTAGTCTTATTAGTTCATCCATCTGTAAGTGTGTTTTTAAGTATTTGATTCATTGTTTTTAGAAAGTCATCGTTGCTGACCATTGTCTTCTCGTTTACAAAGTAATTGCTTTGCACTTCGTTATGTATACTCTTTAGCCTGTCCTTTAAAGGTTCGTCAATTATCTGTCTTATTTTCTTCGATACAAACTCCCTAATGAATAGTTCTGTGATTGGTATAGTTGTATCTCTTTTTAAAGATTGCGACGCTATAAAATGATGTATTAAGTACGTTACTAATTTTACTTCTTTTGTTGTCATAGTCTAAAGTCTTGCGGCCTTAATTCGTACTTCTTGCCATCTCTCTTGTTCTTTTCATCTGCGTTCAAATCCAAATTGGTCTTGTAGCCTGTGATTGGATTCACATCATAATTCCAAAAGTCTCTTGGCATCTTTTCGCTCATCAATAGGGTTTTCGGTTTACTTGCCATCTTTTATTTTCTTTGTGATTTGTTATATATTTCTAATTTGTCTGCAAGTCCTCTCTTGTATATATTTAAGATGTCCTCGTCCGTTTCCTTCTTGCTTATCTTAATAAACTCGTTTGCCCAATTTACGACTGATAACATATCGCAGTACTCTGTTGTTGTTAGTTTGATGTCCATAGTATTTAAATTAATATTCTTCTAAGTCAGTTCCGTCAATGTGCTTTGGATTCATTTCATAATCGTCAAACACAGATACGATTCTCGCATCGTTCGGGTTTATGTTTTGGCTTTGTAGTTTCTCCCACGCTTCTTCTTCCGAATGTCCATCTGCAAAAAATCTTTCAATCATTCCGTTTACGTCGTACTCAAAGCAGTAGTTCATAAGTTCGCTTGGGTTTTCTTCTTGACCGACAAACTCGGCAAGGTATTCTTGGTGTTGTAAGTATTCGCTAAATTCCATAATGTGTGATTTTAAAGGGAGATTTTACTCCCCCGTTTAGTTTTAAATTACTATCCTTTTAATTGCAACCATCTCATTCTTTGAGTAATCTTTGCAGGTGTAAGCCAACCCTCAACCCCAAGTGCTGTTTTTTCTGTTACGTTGCTCATTATCTCAAAGGATGTAGTTCCGTTACCTTTTAAGAACTGACCATCGCCACCTCCAACTACTGAAATCCAACTTCCGTTATCAAACTGCATTTTAGCGTGAACGCCACCCTCTAAGCTTCTGTGTGCCTTAAATTCTAAGTGTTTAAATGTTTTCATAATATAAAGTTTTAGTGATTAATTGTTTGACAAATATACAACTGTTTTTTAAATATAACAATATTTTTTAAAAAAAAAACAAAAAAAAGAGGCTACATTTCTGTAACCCCTTGAAACTAAAACAATTATGAAAAACTAAAAACTAAAACTTTTTTATCAAATCTTTATACTTTTGTATCATTTCCTCTAATTCAGCAGTCGAAAACTTTACGGTTTGCCTTGCTTTGTCTGCAAGTTCTTCGGCAGTACCTTTGCCGATATTATCATCCAACCATTTAGAAAACTTGTATTGTTCTCCGTATCTGAATACGTTACACCCTGCACATTGAACTTGGACGTTTGTTTCGTCCCATCGTGTTGAGTAGTGTTTGCGACTTTGGAAATGTCCCGCTTGTAACTTCTTCCAATGGTCTTGTTTGTTACACGTTACACACACTGCAACTTCGTTCTTTGCGTATCTTCGTCTAATCCACTCCGAGAATACAGAATCTAAAAGTTTAACAACCTGCGAACGTGTTTTCTTTTTCTTAGCCATTTAATCCAAATGGTTTAAAAGCAATTTACCTGTTTGTTTATCTAATTTATTAATCGCCTTGTATATTTTAAGACTGTACTTTTTTGACATCTTAACTGCTTCGCTTGTTGCACCCTTGCCTAAGTCGAGTACATCTCTATCCAATTCAAGAAGTCCGTCAACTCTTTGTCTTGTGGTTGTGTTTGGTGCTTCTGATATATCTATAATTTGTTGCTCTATGTTCATAATGTTTCTTTTTAAATAATCCCCCCGCTTATTGTAGTCCGCAGGGGAATCGACTTTCACAAAAGATGGTGTCCACTACAGACCGTTGTAAACAATAAAAATTATTGTAAGTCTATATCTACTTCGTTTTTGATTTCTTCAATCGTCTGTGCCCATAAGTAGGTTTCGTCTATATTTTCAGGTGCATAAGCCTCATAATAATTAACAGCGTTTTTTCTAATTTCGTATCCTCTGTAAGTTTCCATAATTTTTAAAGATTTACAACAGCACATATAATTAATGCTGTTTAGTTAATATTTGTTTTGGTCGCTACGACATCATATACGTAACCGTTATGCAGATTATGCCTAATGAAAAGTAAAAAAAAACCTACAATATATTGTTTTTATTTTTTAGGCACAACCATAACACTATATAGTGTCGTGATATTGGATTCCATTAACTCGTGATATGTATGTGTCGTGAAGTAACCCTGTGTAGCAAAGGTACAGTACGAGTAGGCAAAAGTCAATACCTTAAACTATAAATGTATTAACAATGTGAATAACTACTTAGTTACACCCTGCTTCTTTTCCCAAGTACGCATACCTCCTAAGCCAAGCATACCGAATAGAATAGTGAATAACTCATCCATTTGAAGTGCTGGTAAGTCAGACCATTCAGGATGTGCAAATATGATTAAATCACGTAGTATAAAGTTGTAAAGTAAGGCAACACCAATAACCCAACCGATAAAAGGTCGCCATCCTGCAACGAAGATCGTTCGATGTCCTGCCTCTGTTTCGTTTATTCTTGCTTGTAGCTCGACAAGTCTTTCGGCAGTTTCGAGTTGTTTGTTAGGGTCAAGTTCTTTTCCCTTGATAGCTTCACGAATATCCTTCGCCAATCCTCCGATTCCTTTTGTGCCTGTTCCTAAAAGTTTGCTTAACCAACTCATTTTACTAATAGTATTAAGTATGCCATCATTACGTTTAAATTCACAATGACTAAATTCCATTGCTTTGCTACAAGTACTTGAGGCAATGACAATAAACCTGCAAGTATATAGACAACCATTCCTGATGATTGTGGTAGAAGGTGTGGTGCAGTAACAAAGAATCCTGT